CAACTCGGAGGCCTGCGGCGTGAGTTCGGCAATCTTCGCGAAGAGATTGGCGCGCAGTTCCAGGATGAATTCAAAGCGCTGATCGGCAACCTCCGCGAACTCGTCGGCTGGCTGCGGCAGAACACGGATTTGCTCACGAACTTCGGCCAGGTGGCCTTGTGGACCGCCGGGATCCTCACCACCTACGCGCTCGCCGAAAAGATCATGGCGCTGGCCAAGTCGATTGCCGCGCTGAACCTGGCGAGTTTGAATCCGTATGCGCTGCTCGCGGTGGGTGTGGTCGGCGCCGGATATGCAGTCTACTCCCAGTGGAAAGACGGGCAGGACCGGATGGAGAAGCAGTTCGAGGAAATGCGGCGCAAGACGCTGCGCGATGCCCTGCTTTCCGGCAAAACCACCGCCGAGGAACTACGCAAGCAGGGGATGACCGATGACGACATCCGCGGGTTGCTGGGCGAGAACCGCTGGTTGCCCGGCGAGTGGGAGCCGCCCACTTACGAGGGTCCCAAGCTCCACATCAAGACTGGAGATGAACCGGATCTCGAAGCGCTGAAGCGCATGGCGGCGATCCGCAAGCAGCAGGTGGAAGTGGAGCGGGAGAGCGCCCGGGCATTGGCGGAATCGCGCCGGCGCAACCTGACCGGCTTTGCCCGCGACATCGCCGAGGTGGAAGATCAGCTTCGCAAGTGGACGACCTATGTCGACGAGCGTGGCAATGAGCAGCAAATTGCGATCACGCGCACGGCCTGGGAAAACACCATCGCACAGTTGCGGGAGCGGCTGAAGGCCTGGCAGCAGGAAGTGCAGGAGACCACCCGCAAGGAACTGGCCGAGTATCTCGCGGCGCAGGAAGAGGGCGCGCGGCACCGCCTCGAGTGGGATTCCCGCGCATACGCGCAGCGGCTGGCCCACAACGAAGTAATTGCCCGGCAGAACTTCGATCACCTGGAGCAGATGCTGCTGATCGAAGAGCAGCGGGCGGGCACCTCGCGCGATGCGCAATTGCGTGCGTTGGAGGCCGCGGACGCCCAGTCAATCGAACAGAAGGTGGCTGTCGAGAAGCGCAAAGCGGAGATCGAGATCGCGCACATCCAGCGGGTCCATGAGATCCGCATGCGGCTCTTTGATCTCGAAAGCTCGCGCATGCTGATGGAGGAAGAAGCGAATCTCAAGCGCCTTGGCTACCGTACGGACGATATCCAGGCCCGGCTCACGGAACTTGCTGCCCAGCGGGATGAGATTCGCCGGTTCCAGCAGGAAGCAGCCGATGCCTCCGCTACCGGCGCACAGGAGACGGCAGCGGTACGCCAGGCGCAACTCATCCGCGACCATAACCAACGCATCTTCGACAGCTTCAAACGGCAAGCCGAGGGTGTGTTCGACGCACTCCTGACGAAATCGCAGTCCGTCTGGTCGGCGATCGGCAATTCGCTCAAGACGGCGTTGCTAACCGCCATCAAGGACGTGGTTACTTCCCGTGTGGCCGCAACACTGATGGAGATCTTTGGTGGCCAAAGAGTTTCCATGGGATCCCAGGGCGCCAGCAACGGCGTCTTCGGCGGCCTTGGCGGATTGTTGGGAATTGGTGCCGCGCCCGTGGTCGGCGGCAGCATGCCTGGCGCCACTCCTCCCTTCGTGCCGGGCGGTGCCACAGCGAACGGCGGGATGTTCTCGAAGGCCAGTCTGGCGGGAGGCCTCGCCAATTGGAAGTCCTTTCTCGGAATGGGCGGAAGCGTTCAACTCGCGCCTGGGGTGGCGACAACCTGGGAAGCGGCCACCGCTGGCCAGAAGCTTTCGGCTATCGGTAAATCGAACGCGGTGTTGATGGGTGGCGCCATGCTCGCCATGGCGGGCCTGCAGCGTGGCGGCACGTCCGGGCTCGCGATGACTACCGCTGGCGGCGCATTGATCGGATTCAAGTTTGGTGGACCACTCGGCGCGGCCATCGGCGCCAGTGCTGGCGCGGTTGCCGGGCTGGTGCGCCTCTTCGTCAAAGGCGGCCAGGAGAAAGCCCGCGAAAAGATCAAGGCCACCTATGGCGTCGATATCCGCGACAAGAACGTCTTGAAGCAAATCGTCGATATCGCCAAGCAGGGATTCGGCGGAAACCTCGACATGGCCATTCGCAGCCCGCAGATCCGCGACCTGGTGGAACTCTACGCGCTCTCGACCGGCCAATCGTCCTCGGGCCTGCCCGCCACAATGCGCCCGGTCGGACTCCTCCAGCAAGGTGGCAGTCTCTTCCAGGCAAGTGCAGGCGGGTTCTCCCTGGACCACATCGGCGGAGGTGCTCCCTCGAGCGCTGGCCCCACGGTGATCAACATCACCGTGCCCGGCGCCAAGGAGTTCTTCGAGAAGGAAACGGTCCGCGTCGTCGTCGAGAACCCGCGCGCCGTGCAGTCCGCGGCAATGACCGCAACGCGCGCGAACGCGGGCCGGCGTGAGATGACCGGCCTTCAGCTGAGCCCAGGACTCATCGTGTCATGACCAGAAAAGAACTCATCGAACGCATCGCCCAAGCGATCGCCGAGAAGGAAGGATTCGACCTTTCCGAGGCTCAAGCCAGGAAGCGGCGGGTCCGCTATCCCTCGCGTGCCCAGCGCAACGCCAATCCGGGCAATGTGCGCACTTGGCGTGATGCGCGCGGGAAGCGGTATCCCACCGACGGCGGCTATGTGGATTTCGTCGCCTGGGCTTCGGCGCGCTATCCCGGCCTTGCGAGTGATGCTGTCAGACAGAAGGCGGGAGTGGAAGGCTGGCGGATCCTCCGCGTCCTCGCTGGTCAATACATCGATGGCCGTTACACCGAGGGGAAGCCGCCATCTCTCATTGAGATGTTCCGCGTTTACGCGCCTGGCACAGATGGAAACGATCCAGAAGGTTATGCGAGATTCGTTGCCGCAAAGCTCGGCGTGGATGCGCACCAGCCGCTCATTGCGTTGATTGCTGCGTGATGCCAGGATTCGTTCAGAACGCGGCGCCACTGACGGTGATGCCCGAAAGCCTCTCGCGCGCTTTCGTCCGCGAACGGGAGTACCCGGTTCTCGACAATGAGTACCGCCAGGGCGAGTCCCAACGATCCGTCCAGGCCTCGAACAGCCGCAAGCGCTGGCGTCTGGCGAAACGGCTGGCACCCGTCGCACTGGCCGCTCTCCGCGATTTCTACGATGCGCGCCGCGGATCCACAGAGCCCTTCTACTTCTACGATCCCTACGAGACCACTCCCAAGTTTACGCACGATCCCACTGGTCAAGCGACTGCCGGGCGGTACACGGTCCGCTTCGCCAATCCGTGGAGCGAATCGATAACGCTCGGCCGCGCGGACCTTGCGATTGAACTCATCGAGCTAGGCTGAACCACGAGCACGCCATGCCGTTCTCTGACTATCTGAACCAGAAGCTGCTCGACAAGGCCTTCCATGGGCAGGACTTCGAGATCGCCGGTCACTGGTGCAGCCTGCACACCGCGGATCCCGGAAAGACGGGCACAGGCGAAGCTGATGGCACCCCCTATGAGCGCAAGCAGGTTCCCCAGTTCACTGAGACGGACACGGACGGCACCGCGCAACGCGTCCGCAACATCGCCGCTCTCTTCTTCCAGGTTCCGGCTGGCACTTACACGCACATCGGCCTCTGGGACGCCCCCGCAGGCGGTAACTTCCTGGGTGGCGGCTTGCTTTCGGGACCCGCCACTGTCAACGACGGCGACTTCGTCATTGCCCGCGAGAACGACCTCGCCATCCTGCAAGACTGAGGAACTCCGGTGTCGCGTATACGTCCTCAATTCGGCCCCGTCGGCAATTTCGAGATCACGCTCAACAGTCTCAATCCGGGCACCGCAAGAAGTTCGGCGTTGGTCGCAAACCACGAGTCACGCTACATCGATGCCATCTGCCAGTTCACCATCAAGCCCGTCGGCGGAAGCTTCGGCGATCGGTACGCGGTCTACTTCTTCGCCTGGGGTGCGGCGGATGAGACAGCGCCCGTCTTCCCTGCCGGCATCACGGGTGTCGACCAGCCAGTCAGCGTCGCCCTCGAAACGCTATCCCTGCGGCCGATCGGCTCGCTGTATCTCGTGGGATCCGGCGCGCAGGTTACGCCACCCCTCTCCGTGGCCCCAGCCTTCGGCAACGTACTTCCGCCCGTGTGGGGCATTCTCGTCGTGAACCGCTGCAACGTCGCGCTCGATGCCGCGGAGAACACCGCCATCTGGCGGGGTGTCGAGTTTGAAGTGTCCTGATGCGTCAGCTTCTCGTCAGTTCCGAACCGCAGTCGCTGTTTCCAGTCGGGCAGGCGGAGGAGACTCTCGACTGGGGGTCCCCGCTGGCGATCGGCATCCATTCCCTGTGGCTGCCGCATGGTGCGGATCCGCGCATCAGCTACAACGCGGCGCACCTCAACCCACTGCGCGAGGACATCAACGGCGAGTACACCTCCGCCTATTCCCGACGCCGCCTGCAGTTCAGCCCGTCGCTCGCGTCCCTCCAAGTTCCCTCGGGTTCTGGTGGCAACATTGCCACACCCTATGGCCGGGCCTTCGCCTACAGCAGTGAGCAGAACGGCCTCTCTGTAGGATCGCTGGGTTACTGCCCCATCTATTCGGGTGACGGATCTGGCAAGGTGATCTCGGTGTGTGTCTGGTTTCGGATCAACCGGGTGAACTCGACGGGCATGCCGACGATGATTGCGAACAGCTTCTCGAACACGTGGTGGCTGGGCTTGCGAGGCGCGACCGGCAAGTACAAGGCCATCTTTCGCACCAGTTCGTCACCCTTCGGTGCGTTCGAATGGGGCTCCTATGCGGCTGACTACCGCAAGGTGAACTGCGTGGGCTTCACCTTGCCCATGGATGCCGGCAAGACCGCGTCTGTCTATCACAGCGGTGCACTGGTGGTGCAGGGAACACTCTCGAACGCGAGTGCCGTTTCGGGCAATGTGGATGTCTGGGCGCTCTCCACTTCGACGCCCGGTATGTTCGTCGAGATCTTTGGCTTCGCCGCCTGGACCCGGGCGCTCTACCCGGAGGAGTTCCGCGAACTGGCTCTCGGCCCGTGGAGCCTGCTCGTGCGGAACAACCGGTTCTGGTATCTGCCGCTGGTGGCGTACCGCCAGGCTACGATCCATGGGGACTCGGAAGTCGCCGGAAATGCCTATCGCGGCGTAGCGCGCAGCGCGGTCATCGCCGCGGAGTCCCACCTCATCGCCTATCGCCGACCGGCGGCCGCGCCCGAGCGCACCATGGGCATCCGCACAGAGACCCGGAACGTGGCTCTTGGTGCGGAGCCACGCATCCTTCGCGTACCCGCTGAATCTCGCAGGATCGACGCATGACCTTCCTCAAGGATCCGCACGCGGTCCTCGATTACACCATTGACTGGACTCGCTGGCTCGCCGGCGACACCATTGCCACGAGCGAATGGCTGTTGCCAACCGAGCTAACGCTCACCGCGCACACGAAGACAATCGCCTCCACGACGGTTTGGCTCTCGGGCGGCACGGCGGGCGAAAGCTACACCGTCACCAACCGCATCTCAACCGACGGCGGCCGCACCGAGGACCGATCCTTCACCGTACGCATCGAGGAACGCTGATCCATGCCTGATTACATCGGCAATGTCCCGGTCCCGGAGATCGCGCCAAGCGGCATCTTTCCGCTCGTTCCCGACTATCCATATGGCATTGCCAGGGCGCCAGAAGTGGTCATCCACGCATTCGGCTCGGGCAACGCCAAGATCGAGCAGCGTTTCCTGCTTGGTACCGGCACCCGCCAGTTCACCGTCCGTAAGGCCTGGCTGCGCGACAGCGAGCGGATAGCCCTGCGGAACTTCTGGGAAACGAAGTACGGGCCCTACGGCGCGTTCACCTACAACGCTCCGAACGCCGATGGAACCGGAACCTCGCCGGTCATTTGCCGCTTCGCCAACGAACCGCTCTCATGGGAGATGGTGTCCGAGTGGGCGTGCTCGCTGGGCGTAACGCTCATCGAGATTCCGGCGACCACGCCGACATACCCGCTCAACCAGACCGTCCATCGCTTCCCGCCAGCCGCCCTCCAGACCGCACTGCTTTCTCAGGTCCAGGAGATCATCCCGCTCGTGCGGATCCAGCCGCTCGAACCCGGCTATCCCGCCATCCATCTTTCCGATCGCCGGTGCATCATCGGCTCTCAGCTTTACCAGGCTCGCATCCTGGAACTTGAGGGAATCTCCCAGGGCATGGGCAACGAATCGGACGAAGCCCAGTTCCGCTTCGGCAATGCTGATCGCGTGATGCATGCCCTTGCGAACGACGTCGATCTCTTCCGGGCCGAGCTTGCCTTCAGCCTCTTCCATGTGGGAACCGGCATCGAACTCGATCTCTGGAAGGGCAACATCGTCAACTGGGCCGCGGATTCCGGACCCGAGTTCCGCGTTACCGCCGCCGACGGTCTCTACGAGCTGAACCTCCCCTATCCGACGCGACGCATTTCGCGCACCTGCTGGAAAGCCTTCGACAGCACAGCCTGCCCCTTCGCAAGCCACGGATCGCTCGATCTCATGCAATTCCCTTCGGCCAGCCCGTCCTCCTGCGACAAGGGCTTCGATACCCCGAACGGCTGTCGGGCGCACGGCATGGGCAACTTCTACGGCGGCATCGTCGCCAAGCCGCAGGGCGTGCGGATCAAAGATAACTCGACCGGCGTTTGGGGGTTCGGGCGATCGACGCTCACCTCTGTCTCGCTCATCGCGGATTCGATCTACGATCAGGTGCTCCCCGAGATCTACACCGATTCGCCGATGCCCGTAAACGCCAAGATCGCATCTGGTCGCGATGAGAGCGACTTCTATGCGGCTCTCGGCATCGTGGGCGAAGGTCCGCTCGGTGGCTATGGCAGCGGGCACAAACTCGATGGGCAATACCACCACGGCTATCCCGGCTCGCTCGGGCTGATGGCGACGCTCGGCGGGGACCCCAACCCGACCCCGTTCGGCATGGACACGGACCCGTCCGTCGAGCGTGCCGCCGGAACGGCCTTCATGATGCTGCGGCGCGCGGATTCGAAAGGCCTGCAATTGACCCGGATTTCCGAGCACACCATGGAAGTGACGGTGGCGTTGGGCCTCGCTGGCTGGACCTGGTCCTCGCCCGGTCTTCGCTTCTGGGGATCCCCGCTGACGAACCCCATCTGGATCGCCATCAACATGCTGCTCCGCGCCCGGGGGATCCGACTCGGGATGGTGACAACCGCGCAGCAACTCGACTTCGCTGAGACGCTGTTCGACGTCAACGCCGCGGCCGCCGCAGCAGCGGTCTGTGACCTGCCTGCAGCCAAACTGGTGGGCGAGGGAACGGAAACCCAGTTCCGATTCCGCGGGGTGCTCCAAGAAGAGAAGCCACTGCGCGACTGGCTCCAGGAAGTTTTGATGAATTGCCTGGGCTACTACACCTTTGCCAACGGTAAGCTCAAGCTCGGCGTGCGCGTGAACTCCTCGGTCGCCGAAGCGTTCACCGAAGGCAATATCCTTTTCCGCAGCCTGCAACTCACCCCACTACGGCCCGCATTCAACCATCTCACCGCCAACTTTGCCGACGAGGAATTCGAGTATGTTGCCAATGCCGTGTCGCTTTATGACATGGATCACGCAATGTTGGTCGGTGGCGCCGGTGGGCCATTGTTCCTCAAGTCCACGGTGAACTTGGCGGGCACATCCTCGAAGTCCCAGGCAGCGCGGATCATAACCTGCCGCCTGAGGGAGGAAATGGGCGGCATCACGCCAGAGGAATGGAAGCGGGCGCGGCGGTTGAGCTTTAAGACGACAGTGCTTGCGCTCAACACCGAGCCTGGCATGGTCTGCTCGATGACGCATCCCGACATGCCGGGCGGTTCCGGCGAGTTCCGCGTCACCTCCTGGCGGCTCAATCCCGATTACTCGATCGACATCGAAGGGCGCACCACCACCGATTCGATGTACGACCTGGTCAGCGGTCCCAAGCCCGCCGACGTACCGGCCTCACCCGTTCCCGGTGAGCCCGGATGGGACTTCGCCGCACCCCCGGCGCCACTCTTTGGAGTCTCCTCGCTCGATGGCATTTTGCTCTTCGGCGCCGTGGGTTTCGAGGATCTCACCAACACGAAGACCATCGCCGCACTCACTTTCACCGTCTGGCACTTCGACGAAACGGCGTTCTTTACGACGACTCTGTCTGTCACCATCACAGACGCCGATACCGCCCTCACCGGCACAGACCTGACCGCTTTCGGTGACGGAGATCTCGCGTTGCTCGGCAGCGAGATCGTGAAACTGGTGTCCGTGGATGGAAATACCGCCACCATCGAGCGAGCACAGAAGGGATCCACAGCCGCCATGCATGATGCGGGCGTGAAGCTCATTCGCCTTGACCGGCGGCTGTTCGTTTACAACGTCCCGAAGAACTTCTACGGCACCCCGGAGTCCGGTTCCTGGGAAGCGCGCGAGCCATTTCGCTCGATGGCCGTCTGTGCCGTCGAACTCTACGCCACGAATTTCCATGGCAACTCGCCGGTGACGACCAACAATTACACGTCGACGCTGATTGACGGGCGCCTCCGCATCCTCAGCGGCGAGCAGGTCGATCTGATTGTCGAAGGTATCATCGGCATCGAGAGCGACGCGGTCCCGGCTGTCTACCTGCGCCAGCCGGCAAGCATCCGCGACATCTACGCCTACTGCCGCACGGCGCCGCAGGATGGCAACATCACCGCGGTCGTGAAGGTGAACGGAAACCCGGTCGCAACGGTCACCATCAACGACGGCCAGAACTTCCCGGCCAACACCGTCGACGGCAAAGACCTGCCCGCCATCCTCCCCACCGAACCCATCACGCTTGATGTCACCGGCGTGGGCCTCACCTATCCCGGCGAACGGCTGGTGGTGACCATCCGTTTCTGACGCGATGGAAACTATCTACAAGCTCCAGCCCAACCGCACCATCCACCTGCAGGGTTTCTCTGACTTCGGCGCCGCGGCCGCTCTGCACTCCACCACCGAATCCAGCTTCAAAGTCTCGGGCGTCTTCCGCGACGCGGCTGACTTCTGCGTCCTCGTCCTCTGGGACCGCGACGATTTCTACGGTCATCCCCGCTTCTCCTACCTGCCGGATCCCGATTTCTCGGGCCTCGTTCTCACCTTCGATCTTCACTACGACAACCTCCAGCCCATCGACTCCCCGAAGTACGCCACCATCGATTGGCCCTACCTCAATTGCCTGAGCACGGATGGCACACTCGTCCAGATCCCGCTGTCCGCGCACGCCACCCAGGTGGGTGGCACCTATACCCCAGCCAGTGGCTCCTTCACTCTCATCGATGCCGGCATGCAGTCCTACGACCGGGTGACGCTCTGGTACCAGAACCTCGCCTTCGATTACATCGTTCCCGGCAAACTCGAAACCGAGTTTCCGTTCTACGCCGCTGGTGCCGGCACCGTGCACTCGATCAGCGTCGCGGGTACTGTTTATACCTACACGGAGCAGCCGGGAGATGGCAGTGCCTCGGTAGCCAACGCCCTCGTGGGGATCCTCAACGGGATACCTGATCCCAATGTGGAGGCATCCATCGGCAGCCAAGCCCACGTCGTCCGGCTGGTGCGGAAGCAGGACACCGGCTTGAGCTTCACCGTCTCCGCCTCAGGCAGCGGCGCCGACACTATCCACCATGTAAAGGACACGACGATCTGCCGTGCGATCTGCGATCAGATCAATGGCACCGACTGGAATACCCTCGGCGCGCTTATCCCGCTCGAGGCGTCGGCCTCCGGCAGTGTCCTTACCGTCACTGCCATCCGGCCTGGAGAGGACAGCAACATGATCCGCCTATACGAGTTGCACAAGAACGGCAATCTCTACTTCACCCCCGAGGTATGTGCGCTCGCGGGAGGCTCCTCCGATGCCACCTGGCACGTGTACGTGGACTTCTCCGCCCACGGTGCCACGAGCCTGCAGAAGGTCTGGATGACCTTCGCGCCGCGATTGGCCAACGGCATGGAGTATGCCGCCGAGGAATGGCAGGCAACCTTTGCAAACTGGACCGTTGCCGATCCCCTGGGCACACGTGCCCTCAAAGTGGCCGGACCCCAGTCCGTGCGGATCGAAGAGAACGATTCCTGGGTGGTATACGACGGCTTCTGGGAGTGGTCACCGCCGCAGTTCTTCAGCGAAGGGCGTGCGCGCCGCGCTGCTTCTTCGGTGGCGCGGGCGATTGTCGAAACCCACTGTGGCGTGACGCATGACATTTATCTCGGCACCCGGATTGATTTCGATTGCGGCATCGTCGAAGTGCGCCTCGATGGTGGTCCACCTGTGGAACTCGACTGCTATGAGGAAGCCACAACGGCTCGCCAGGTACGCCGTATGGTTTTCGCTAATGTGCCCGCGGGACAGCACTCTGTCGAGATCCGTCTTGCCGGCACGAGGAATTCCGCGAGCCAGGGCTTCTACTACTACTTCGATTTCCTGGAATGCGCGGTCCCTTCCGATGTGCCGGAGGCACCGGAACTGCGCACTGATGTGGGCGTCGCCTGCGATTACGGCACCGACCACACCTACAAGCTTTCCCCGCAGCGGCTCGTGTGGGCGATCCGCAAGCTGGGCCTCACCGGCGAGATCGACCACTACCTTTCCGTCTTCTGGTGGAACCAGCGCAAGCGCGTGGGTGGTGTGTTCCCATCGGTGGCCGTCACCTTTGGCGGTACCTGGGCCGATGGCGATGCCGCATTCGTGACCATCGGTGGCACCACCATCGGCAAGTCCGTCTTCCCCGCAGACACGCCCGAATCCATTGCCCGGCACTTCGCCTGCTACATCAACGGAACGTTCGTCGGTGTGTGGGCACAGGTCAGTGGAGGGACGCTGACGATCACCACACGTTCGCCGGCACCAGCCTACTCGTTCACGTTCGCCCAATCCCACAACTCCGCGGGCGGCACAGTGTCGGTCTCCGGATCTCTGGAGAACGGCGTCATGGGAGAGTGGGTGATCGATGAGACTGCTGTGCCGGTTTTCAATCGCGCTGCACGCGACTGGCATGCTGATTACTTCGCCAAACTCGTCGCCAACGGCATGACCTGCGTATCCGCCTTCAGCCAGGAACTGGTCCTGCCGCCGGATAACTCGCCCGACGCCGTTTGGGTTCAGCGCTATCCGGACGGAAGCCCCGTTGAAACAGCCACCGGCTTCGCCAACAAGCTCTCCTCGCACTGCGCCTTTGCCCCACCGTTCCGGAACTACATCCAGCTAGCCTACGCCGAGGTCGCCGCACTGATGGAACTCGCTGGCCTAGAAGCCCGGCTCCAGTTCGGCGAGGTCCTCTGGTGGTTTTTCCCGAACGCCTCGGGCATGGCCCTCTACGACGCGCACACAACCGCGGCATTTCAAGCTGCCCACGGCCGCCCACTCCACCTTTTCCTCATGCCGAATGACGACCCATCGGTGAACGGCCACACCGACGCCAACTTCCTTCGCCAGACCGTCCGCGACCACGTTGCCGCCATCCGAGCCTACGTCCTCGCCAGCCACCCCAACGCGAAGTTCGAGATCCTATGGCCCCTCGACGTCAACGATCCCCACACCCGCCAACTCAACCGCTATACCAACCTGCCACCGGAGTGGGAAGCCAGAACCGGCTCAGGCTTCGATACTTTCATGGTTGAAGGCTTCCAGTACGCTGGCATCGAGAGAAACCTCGACAAAGTCCGCTGGATGGCAGGCTACCCCTTCGAAGTCCTCGCTTGGCCCCGCGAGTGCTGCCGTTATCTGATGGGAGTCTTTAATGCCGGATGGCCATGGGTGCGCGATGCCGCATCGGCGAAGAAGTCAGGCCTACTTATGATTAGGATTTGGGCGATTGATCACCTGTGCCTCCTTGGACGCGCAGGTTGGAACGATTAG